ACGTCACCAACTATAAGTCGGTTGACTTTTCGCTCCCTTAGTCCTTTAAGAATTAAAATTTCGTGCTGCTTTAGTCTAAAACGATTATTTTCTTTTTGCGACATCGGCAATACCCTGACCTAAGACTAGGGCAATTAAAGAATATAAAATTGACTGCGAAGTCGCAGGGTCAATTCCCCATTTGTCAGACAATAATTGCACAATAATTCCAGTTACAGTGTAAAGAAATTTTCTTGAGCTAATCATTCTTTTAATGGTTTGGTAGATTATCCATTTTTGCATTTTACTATTTTTTAAATTAATACGTCCAAATCACATTTTGTGATTTTTCTTTATCAGCGTCCACGTGGATAAAGGTATTTCCAATTCCAAATCTCGTGAAGCCAACTTTTATTAAAGCATTTAATACTATATATTTTTTATCGGATCCGTTCGTGCTAATATCTACAGCAAGCCCTTTTTTGTGCGAGCTGTTAAAAACTCCACCCACTTTCAAATTATGCTCCTGCGTTCTGTAGCCAGAATTTATACGAAAAGGTATTCCTGCAATTTTTCGAGCTTCGTCTATTTTTAATAAAAATTCTTTATCCATTTTATTCCAGGAGCCAGGAACGTCTGGACTTTCAAACTCATTTAAAGTAAAAAATTCTAATTTAATATTTAGCATTTTAATAATTTTTAAGCGTTCCACCAGTGCTGAATACAGCTTGCTTGCTAAAAAACTTTTTAAGTGACCTTTTAAATAAAAGAGTGCAAGTTTTATCATTTAATTTACTTTTTTCCATTTTTACTTTTGCGGTGGTGTATATATTTGTCAAGCGTGTATATTATTGAAATCACCAAAAGGAGTATTTTTAAAGCAGTCTCAATATTTGAGAATGTAGTCACGCTTAATATTGTCGCATTTACTCCTGTGACTTCTATCACTTCCTGTATTGGACTTTTTATCGGCATTTGATATATATTTTTTTAAAGCCACTTCATTTTTTTGTTTTGGCTTGTAAGTTAATTTTAGCAATTCTCGCATTTATTTCCGTTTTCTAAATTCATTCCATTATAGAAAGCATTTGTATTCGCTTCGTTCTTGTCACAACCAAGACCTTCTGTATTTTCGTTTATACCATAAAAATCTTGACTACAGCAAATAAAATTAATTAGTCGTTCCGTATAAAATTCAGCCGTATTCCTAATTTCTTCGCGTAAATCTTGAGCTTCTGTTCTGGAAAGTGCTGATCCTGTTTCGGACGTTTTCGAAAAAATGTTGCCGTTCTGGATTTTGTACCTTAAAAAAGGTAGGCATTCAAAAAACGCCCAGTGGACAAGTGCGTCTGCAATCCAGTCGTCGACTAGGTCCTTCCAAACTTTGTTTCCGACGTTTGTTATTGTACCGTTTTTTATTAAACTTTGTATAAAAGTAAAGTTTTTTGTGCCGATCTTTGTCTCAATATATTTTTTCTGAGCGACGCGTACATAGGGCAATAAATAGTCAACGTCCACGTTTCCATTAATTGCCGTACTTTCCTTCAATTTGTCTTCACTAATTAGCAAGACGTATCCTGTAGTAGCCATAATTTTTTATTTTTTATCCGTATTTCGCTTTTAGCCAGTCTTGATAAAACCCTGCACCGTCCATTTGTCTTGGTGCTCTTGCAACGTCAGCGTCATTTGTCGGCGGTCTAAAACCTTGACTTCGTGCTGAAGTTGTACTTATAACTTCTGCGTCTTCAAGATCTGTACTTTCGCCTATTCTAGTTTTGAAAATTTTTCGGTACCATCGGTGGTAACACAGGGCTCCCCCTTTGTATTTGAAAATATTATAATTTCTTGATCCGTATGGTCCCCAACCTGCATTTGCTCCATTTTCGCTCAAGCTTCCCATAAGACCACCGTCAGAAGTTGGTACAAGTTGCTCTTTTTTATAAACTCTACCTGAGTCTGCAGCCCACATCATTGCTTTGCAAAAATCTCTACTTTCTCCTGCAGTTGCACTAAATTCTTGATTGTAGTAATATCTGACTCTGTATAATGCGTCCCTTTCAGTTGTCTGTTTACTTTTGCCGTCTTGCATTCCTTTTGCGTCTACGTTTCCAGAAGCTCTAGTTTTTACTAAATTAATTCCGATCAAGCCATTTATAGCACTTTCGAAATCGTACTGTTCGTGCTCGTCTTCAATTTCGCTGTCGTCTATTAGTTCCCAGTCTTCGTTTGGAATTTCACCATTTTCTACAAGCCATTTTTTTAGATCAATTCCTTGCTCTTTTGAAAGTTTTATACAGGACATTTCCGTTGTAGGATTTTCGATAGTGTCAACTCCGTCCGTAAGTTCGTCACCTGCGAGGGCATCTAAACCGAGTTCCTCTCGAATTTCGTCCTGGGTCATAACCGTACGCATATCGTCAATAGTAAATCTGGAAGTGATCGGTTTTGATTGCACGAAAGTTAAGGGCAAATACATATCGTTAATATGCAAAATTTTATCTAAAGTTTTTAGGATATGAATTTGGTACGGCATAACCACGGTATTCAAATAAACCTCGAAGGCACTGTTTAATTCTTCGGAATTTGAGCCCAAACCAGTGTCGTTTTTTATACCCATTAACATTGGTGAAGTCACGCGGTGTGAAACTAAAATATTCTGAGTCATCAATTCCTGTAAAGCCAAATATTGTTTGTCGGCGTTACTCATTGCAATTGGAGTTATTTCTGGTACCCTGTCTTTGCTTTCGCTGAAGGTTAAAACAAAACGCCCACTAGCTTGAGTGCCTGTAAATTTGTCTGCAAGACTTCGCTCTATATCAAAACGCTCCTGCTCCGTGGGAACGCCATTCGCGAACGAAATAAAATAGGATCCTGCGAAGCCATTTTGGATATTATTTAGGTGAAACTCTGAAATTTTTTGATCTATTAACGCCCAGTTACAGCCACCCACGTAATCTGGTACAAAATAAATATCCATATTTGGAGAATACCTGCCAGTATATAAGATTTGATTTGCAGTTTCAATTTCATTTGCATTGAACGCAGGCACCATTATTGGTTCGTTTTCTCTTGTATTCTCCCAGTCAGCACTGATCCAATATTCAGTTACTCGTCCAGTCTCGTCTGGCTTACCAACTCTAAGACGTTCTACAGGCACGTGGAAAATTTCGCTTATGGTTTTTTTATCCTTACTCCAGATTATATTTAACGCGTAGCCACCCTGCAATTTGAAGTCAAAAGCTAATTTTTTAACTACTTCGTGTAAGGTTTCGTTTGGGTTTGCGTTTGCTAAAAACTTTTTAAGCCGTACGTACGCGTCTAAGGTAAAATCAGTGTCTTCTTGACAAGTAAGCTCGGTTCCAGAAATCATTTCGCTAGTGGCGTTTATAATAGCCGCGTGGGTGCTTGAATTATAATATAAATCAATTAAAAAATTTGGATAGGTATTTGCAGTTTCTTGCGTTCCGTACTCTACCCACTCTTTTGAGCTAGTCTCGCGTATTTTTGGAGCCGTCTGCGTCTCTAAATTTATGTTAAGTATTGGACTCTTATTGTTCTCCATTGTAAATATAATTGTTATTAGTTAAGTCGTCTGGATCCACGTAGCTTTCATAAGTTATTTGGGTTGGATCTCTTTTTACAAGCATTTTTCCTTCTTCTACTATAATTCCTAACTGACCTTTGTAAATTTCTGGATCTGGGTCTCCTGGTTTTCCTTCTTCAAAAGTATTTTCGAAATCTATTGGAGCTAACCCTGGTCTTATTAAAGTGTAATTAGGATCATCGGCAAAGTCAATTACAATTCCTTTTGGAAAATACACTTCGCAAATAACGTAATACCAGTATCCTGCTTCACGTAAACAAATTTGACCACTGTAGACGTTTGGCATATTTACAGGGTTTATACAATTTGGATCGGTTTGATCAAGACAGCATTGCACTTGCTTGAAATTAATTTCTGACCATTGATAGCTCGAAGTTCTAGCTCCAAAGTCTCTTATTGCTTCAGTGTCTGGAGTAAAAGTTTTACACGGATAAGCATATTGTACGTCTCCTGTCATATCATTAACAAATTGTACTAAATAAGTCAGTTTTTGCCTGTCGAAAAGTTCTCCAGGAAAAGCAGTTCTTTGCACTGGTCTTACGTTGAAAGTTGTAGGATTGACAAATTGGTTAGCGTGTATCATATCTATTAAAGTAAATTATTAATATTTATTTGAATTAATAAAAAAAGGGTAGCCATTTCGACTACCCTCTTTAAAACAGATAAAGAAAATCTTTTTAGTTTGGATCTACAGTTATTCCTGCACCACCGTTGAAAGCTGCTTGATCAAATGGAGTAACTCCGTAGTCGGTCACAGTTACCATAGGGTAAGACTGGTTGGCTTCGAAGGTCCATTCGTATCCGTTAAAATCTCCCATTGCAGCACCGCTTGAGTTAGTACCACCAGAAATGGTACAACCTGCGTCAGTACCTACGCAAAAGATCACATTTTTTCCTGCAGCGTTTACTTCGTTTAATTCAACAAAACAGACCAAAGTATTTTGAGCTATGAGCTTCAACTCGTTTTGATCTTCCTTGCTTAATTTGTGAAGTTTTACTGTGACGGTTTCCGTATAAAAAACCGTGCCGTTTTCAGTGGACGCAGAAATTGCTTCGGCGACTGAGCCAGCTCCCCTTTTCATAGAGTAACGATACAAAATTGGAATACCATCAAATTCAGTTATTTCAGAAGTAGGAAAAGTCCCACCCAAAGTGGTGTTAAATATAGCAGGTTCGTACGCACAGAAATATACGTATTTCACGCCGCCAGTTGTAGTAAGGCAGCCACCAAGTCCCCTACCCTTCGTTAAATCACAATCAAATGCCATAAGCTTTTTATGTTTTAGTTATTAATAAATTATTTTTGCCAAGTAATATCTAAAGCATATCCAGTTTGTACCGCTAAAGAATATTTTGCGACAATTCTAATATTATCACTTCCTGTAATTGGACTCATATCTAAAACACGAATTTCCGTTTCGTCCGAAAATAAATCGGCACCTGCGTATAAATTACTTGACTGTGCAACGCAAGCGTTATTGTCAGGCATTCCTGGTACAACGGCAATTTTACAGCCCTCGAAAAATGGTTGGTAACTGTCATTCATTGAATAAGCGTTTATATATCCAGAAGCACTCATTGCAGCTATATACATTCTGTAAGTCGTTGGACTCATATACATATATAAGTCTTCAGAAATTTTAGAGTAAACAGCACTTGGAACAGCCGTTAATAAAGCAGTTAAGTCAGCAACGATAGTCCCTGTAGTATAAACACCACCAGTAACTGCAGGTGCTAAAGTCACAGGATCAGCCGTAAATAAGCCAGTTGCTGCAGTCATAAATCCTTCAAATTGTCCTGGAGTTGTAGCTGCTCCACTCCAAACATTTTCTTCAGCGTGTTGTGCTATAATTCCTGCAATTCTTGCTAATAAGAAAGTAGAAAAGTCTGGAGACATTGCTGTATTCCATTGTCCTGCTTTCATTTGTTGACTTTGCCAGTCTTTTATAAGTTCACCCTTACAAATTTCATAATTTATTTGTAAAGCAACTGGTTCTAAAACCTTGTCAGAAAGCGTAAGCTCTCCTGCAGGTGTGAAGTCGCAAGTTCTTGCTCTTACTAAGTCTGCAGACCCACCACCATAACCTCCAGTTAATTTAGTAATAGATCTTTTGTATTTAATATTTTCCAAAAGTTGCATAAAATCAAATGATTTTGCTTCTTTTAAAGCAGCGGCTATATATTGCCCTGCGTGGTCCCCACAATAGTTCGTGCTGATCGTTGGTTGTCTAGTTTCTGCCATTTTTTTAAATTTTTATTTTTTTATTAATTATTTTTGTA